TTTAATCGTGGTCATTAATAAGTTCCCCCGTCAATCGTTGACGATGTTGTTAATACGTTATTACCGTTAGAAGTTACATTTGTAGCGGCTACTGTTCCAGTTACACTAATGTCTGCTCCAAAATCAGCACCAGCATTAAACAGTGCTTTACCAGCATCTGACATATCAAGAGTTAATGCAGTAATACTAACTCCTGAAATACCGTCGTGGTCATTACCTTTAAAAATTATATCTTTATTAGCAATAAGAGCAGATACAGTAACATTGTTATCATTTGCAAGGTCTATTTGTCCTGCAAAAGCACTACCGCCGTCTTTAATTTTTATTTCGCCGTCGTTAGCGTTAACAACAACATGTCCTACTGATTTTATAGTAAGATTGTCAGAAGAGTCAGCAAGTATTTCAGTACCGCCTAACGTGTCGTGAAACTTTATACCTCTGTCAACAAAACCAGCACCGTCACGAGGCAGCTTAACACTTTTATTACCTGTTAATGTTGTATCGCCAGTAATATTGATGTTACCTGTGCCAGTAATATCATTACCGTTAAGGTCAAGATTACCACCCAATTGTGGCGTGGTGTCTTCTACTACGTTCTGCAGTGCAGAGTCAGCAGTAGAGCCTTGCGCCGCAGTAGCGTAGTCAGCAGAGTCAAAGGCTTTAACCTGTGCAAGGTTAGTAACCTCACTGTCCATCAAAGCACCAGCGGCTGTTACATTGGCTGTGTCTGTTACGTCTGCGTTAAGTTCAATGTTGTCTAATTTAGACCCGTCTGTAGCTACGTCACGACCATCAACAGATCCTGATACAGTAATGTTTCCTGTAACATTAATTCCGTCCGACAGTGTAGAAAAACGATTTACGTTGTTATGGTAAAGAGCAACAAAATTTCCAGAGATTGCTCTTATTAAATCATTGTCTAAAGAATCTTTAAAAAGAACATTTGTTCCTTGTATTACCAAACTTCCTACTGAGTTGTTTTCTTTAATGTAGGAGTCAGTGCCGTCGTGGTAGACTTCAAGGTCACTTCCTGCACCAAAAATAGCTTTATCGTTGTCAGCAAATAAGATGTCATTACCGTTACTGGCAAGGTCGCCGCCTAATTGTGGCGTAGTGTCACCAACAAGGTCAGGGTTAATGGTATTCCAGTTGCTACCGTCGTAAATTCTTGTTGTGTTGTCACTAGTGTTAAAGTACCAGTCACCTACAGTTACGGCATTGCCGTTAAGGTCAACGGTAGGGTTAGAAGTAGCAGTGCCAAGGTACAAACCGTCGATAGCTTCTTGAGCAGCCTCAGCAGCCGTCTGAGCGGCTTCTGCAGCCGTTTGTGCAGTTTGTGCTGCAGTAGCACTGGTAGCTGCGTTTGTGGCTGAGGTGGACGCTGAGGAGGCGCTAGAGGCAGCATTGGTTGCTGATGTGGATGCTTCAGATGCTTTAGTAGTAGCAGTAGTAGCGGACGTAGCAGCGTTAGTCTCTGCAGTTTCTGCATTAGTCTCAGCAGCCTCAGCCGCTGTCTTGGCTACTTCTGCTGCTGACTGGGCTGTCTCTGCTGCAGTCTTAGCTGCAGTAGCCGATGTTTGAGCATCAACCGCAGCATTTTCCGCAGTCTCTGCATTAGTCTCTGCGGTCTCTGCGTTTACCTCTGCAGTTTCTGCGTTAGCCTGTGCAGTCTCTGCGGAAGCTTGAGCAGCCTCAGCAGCAGCCTGTGCATTAGCCGCAGACGTAGCAGACGCTGCAGCTTCGTTTGCTTTTGTAGAGGCTCTGGTTGCTTCTAGAGCTACTTCAGACGCATAAGTGTCTGTACTAGCATCACCAGATCCACCTGTGCCACGAAATAAAGCCATTCAAAGCTCCTACAAAAGAAAAGGAAAAGGGGCCATTGCTGACCCCCTAAGATCGTTACTCTGCGACTGCGAGAACGAAACCAGCTTCAGGACGGTATACTTCAACACCGTACAGGCAATCAGCTGTGTACAGAGTTGAGAGGTATTCCTGCTTGTACTGGGTCTGTGAACGTACAGCCTGCTGCTCTGCCATGACAATCGCGTCACGGTGGAACAAGAGTGCAGCACGAGTATCAACAGAAGACGCAGTGTTGTCTGCTGCAGCTTCGATAGTTGCACAGTTGTTTGAGACATAAATGTCTACACCGTACAGGTTACCGATAAGACCAGAGCTTACTGCTTGACCAGTTACAAAGTCAGAAGACACGTATCGGTCGATGCCCATGATGGTGTTACGAACCGAAGGTGGGATAACAAGTACACGGCTTTCCATAGGTACATTGTTGTCATCAAGCTTCTGAATCATGTCACGGAAGAAAGCATCAGTAAACACGTCAGCAGCAACAACAGTGTCGTCGGTGTACTGAGTAGTAGTACCGCCGTCGTTGAAGAAACAACCGCTGTGCTGGTAGTCAGTAGGAGCTACTGAACCAGAGAACACAACTGAACCACCGTCACCAAAACCAGTACCGCAAGAGTGCAGGTCAGTGTCGATTTTAGTAGCAAGAGCATAACCAGCGTCTTCAGTGTAGAACTGACGGAGGCTAGAAAGCGCCTGTACTTCAACGATGTCTTCGATCAAACGTGAGTATTCGAAGTGACGGTCGATGTCAACAGTCAGTTCGCTCTCAGTGTTTGCAATGATAGTAACCGCAGTGTCAGCAGCCTTAGCATTTGCATCGCCACGAGTTGGCTTTGGAATGTGAAGCTTGTCGCCCTTCTTGCCATTCATAGCAATACGCTTGACAAGTGGAGCCATCTTCAGGTTCTTTTGATAAGCAGCAATAATTTCGTCACTCCAGATTTCTGGAATAAACGTTGCCGCTTCCGTCTTCGCAGTATTACCCGCTGCGCCGGGATAAGTTGCAGTAGCCATGTCAATCTCCTAGATTATTTGACTCGACCCTCCGCATAAGCTGCCATAATTTCGTCTGACAAAGCTTGATAACGGTCAGGGTCATTCTTCATTAGTTTAATAATGTCGGCCCTGCGATATACCTTTTTACGACTACCTTCAGCACTACCTCGTGCATTGCCTGTATTAGCTGCTTTAAGTGACTGCTTACGTGCCTGTTTTTCAACATCAGCTGTCTGCTGTGCAACTGTTTTACGGTCTTTCCAGAGAGTAAACAGTTCGTCAGCAGCGTCCGCATCATACTGTTGGTCAGCTTGTACAAACAACTGAGTCCTAATCTTAGACGCCTTAATCCACTCAGCAAAACTATTATCACTCAAGATATTTTGCATGTCTGGGTGTTTAGACTGAAGCGTTGCTAGTGACGACTGTTTTTTGTACTCAGCTGTGTACTGCTCTGCTTCTCTAATCTTAGGATGATTCTCAATAGCACGATTAACGGCTGCTTGAGGATCTGTAAAATAGTCTATATCGTCTTCAGGCTCAACGTATTGTTGAGGTGCTGTTGTCGTTATACTTTGACTAATATAGTCATCAACGACTTTACGAAGCTCGCCTACTTCAGAAGACTGACGACCCAAAAGCTTTTCAGCTTCTTGGTGCATTTGTACTACGTCTTCTAAAGATTTACCTTGGTACTTCTCTGGTAGGCTTTGTTCTTCTTGAGGTTGCTCAACTTCTGTTTCTTGTTGAATCTCATCAACTTCGTTTTCAATGGTGTCCACGTTTTCCTCTTCAGGTTGTGGATCAAGCATCATAGCTCGTGACATAATTAAACTCCGTGATTATAATCATTGTGGAGACTTCTTTTTACCTGCTTGTTCGTGTTCTCGTACCCATTTCATGTGGCGTCCGGGGAAGTCCCCAGAGTGGCCTTCAAGGTGAAAAGACGGGGCAGATACCATTTTAGTAGCGTTAGCGCCACAACCGCACCTACTGGTTGTAACGCCAGACTCTACCATTTCTTCAAAGACATGTCCGTTAGTACAACGGAAGTCATAAATTTTAAACATCAACAGGACCTTCTTCTTCTACTTCAGCTTGCTCTCTAGCAGCTTCAATAGTGGCCTGTAGATTAATTACTGTTGCAAAAGCAGCTACCTGACCTTTACGAAAGAATAAATCCTCTACGTCTTTTACAGTCTGTATGTCTGCTAATTGGGTTGCGTTTGTGGAAAGCTCTTGCAAGAGTTGTTTGAAACCTTCAGAATTGAAGAGTTCGAAGTAGTTGTCGAAGTAGGTTTCAAGCTCAGTGTTCATAGTTTCCTCTAATGTTGTTAACTATAGTTTTATTATAGCATACTTTTATGCAGTTGTCAAGCTTTTCTTGTGGACTTCCTACGTCTACCTGAAGCTGTGACTGCATGTTTGATTGCCTTAGGGCCGGTCTTACGGCGAGCAGAAGAAGCTTTTTCACCTTTAGTCATCTTAGCTGCAACAGCTTTAGGACGACAAGAGGGGTACGGACGTTTAGACTCACCTTTCTTTGCAGACTTACGTCCGCAGGGTTTACCTGTCTTAACGTCTACCCACTCCTCCTTAAACCACTTCTTAAGGGCAGCACCTTTCTTACTTTTTCTTACGGCCACTTTTGTTACCCCAGTTCTTAGCGCCGACTTTGCGGCATTTGGCTACAGCACCAGAGGCGTATGCAGAAGGCCAGACCTTGTACCTAGACTTGACCTTACGCGCACAAGCGTCGTTTGCCTTCTTTTTCTTGGCTGGCATTTTAGTACCCCTTTGGCTTGCTCTTACCTTTTTTCTTCTTACGCTTACCTGTACAATGTGGCATGGTAGCCTCCTTACTTTTTGTGGACTTTTTGGACTTCAAAGTTTGCAGACTTAGACGCACCCTTGTGTGGCTTGTAGCCGTCTGAAGGGTCCTTCATTAACTTGTAGCTTTTACCACTTTTCATCCAGTGATGTCCTTTGGGTGCGTTGACTTTCATCATCAACTCCTTAGTTTGTAAAAGTCTTCTATTGTACACCGGACTTGTCGTCCTTTGTGTTTCATGTATACTGGTGCGCCTACTCTGAGCCTGTGTACTGCTACTTGAGTTACGTCTTCAGATACGTCGCAGTTTGGTATAACTACGTACTGTTGATCTGCTTTTTCTATGAGAATCTTAGTGTCTGCTGATGCCTGTAACGACAGCAGCATTACTGCTACTAATAGTTTTCGCATTGTGTTCTCCTAACGTCATCACGACGTGCTTTAGCCTCACGGCTGAAACCGCACCTAAGCGGTGGCTATATTACCACTTCTTACAAGACCAGTACCTCGCCGTGAGTTTGCTGGGTGGGTTTGTGTCACACTTGTGACGTGCTCTAAACGACTTCCGTCGTGCAGGTTGGTCTTTCTTAATAGTCATCTTGGCGTCACCAAAACGTATAGTCTTAGTTTTGTCGCCTTGTTTTGCCACTACTACAAACTTCTTAGTTGGGTGATTAGGCGTTCGCTTTGGTTTGTTGTACCCGCTTACGCCCGCTCGTGCTAGTTTTGGGTCCTTGGACTTTGGCATTACTGAGTTCCTCCAGTTGGCGTTCCAAACGGTCTAGGCGCTCCCATTGGTTGTTGAATTCTTGGTTGACT